ATCACTTTGATGCAATATTGCCTTCAGAAAGTTTGAAGCGTGACATCAAGGTTGATGTGATTAGTGAAGGCGAGCGGGTGAGAGATCCTAGACCTGAGGGTTTAGTGGTTGATCCTAAGGAGGATGATCCGGCCATGAATAATGATGAAGGAAATGTAGGGATGTTGAGTAATGATAAAGGAAAGGGGAAACAAGAACCAGCTTATGATAGAGGCCATGGTATCCCAGTTCCCGATTCTCCACGTTCTGAGTGCACTTCATTTGTTGGGTCTATCACAACGATAGATCCTGATGGCGATGATCAGTTACCCGAAGATGCGGTCGTTGAAGTTGAGCCGCCCAGATCTTTTATTTATGAAACGAAGAAGTCTAATTGGTTTAGATCGAATAGGCATGCTACGCGTTTCTTTATTAAGCTGGGTGTTGCAGCCGCTTGCGCCGCTTATGCTTTTAGAGCATTGAGGGATTTGCCTCCTGAACAGTTTCCTGCTCCAGAACCTGAACCTTTAAGGATTTCAGGCTGGAGTGGTATGAGAGCGAACCGGTTCATTGTGTATGACAGTATTGTGTCCACAATTGCGCCGGAACCCACTGTTCAAATGAAGATCACCAAGTTTGAGGGTCTGAATAAAGCGTTGAATGATTTGGTAATGAGTGCTGAGGTTGGTAAGTGGTGGACCCGACTGACCTCAATGCCATTCCGTGGTTTGTTCAATGCCATGTCAGATCTTGTCAAACGGGCTGCTGCTGCCGGTGTTGGCGTGATCAGTCTCTATTCATCTCGCAATGACATTCAATTGCCTGAGTATGATAGAGTTGAGGTTCATGTCAACTCTCGTCATATGGTTGATGAGAGAGCAGCAACTAATAAGCAGTTCAACCCTATGGTCAATCAACCTAGGTTGGCCGATTGCAAATGTATCTCTGGATACAATATTCCATTTTGTCATGATTTGAAGTATGATGAGATGGGAGTTGTTAATTGGGATCTAATGCAAACCCTGATCACCAGTCATTCTGCATCTGGTGTGATGGAGCCCGATCAAGCTGTTGCACAGCAAATCAGAGTACTTCGAAACCAGTATTTGGTCAGTACTATTGATCACTCGCAAAGCATGAATGATTATTCATATCGTGCAGCGAGGTTAGTGCACAGAATTCGCCGTGGAGAAAATGAGCATTTTCTCCACAGTCTCGCCTAAACACGGGGGTGAGGCTGTGGGGGTACCGTGTTGGTGAAGTCCCGTTGGCTAAATTAGGAGATGTTAAGCCTGGAACCCACATAACATTGAGAGAAAACCCGTACGAGTATGGAACGCGTCATCCCGTTTCTAAATCTTTAGGATGTCATGTGATTGGTGTGGCACCGCCACACTGTGATCCAACTGATCCAGTCACATTAGCCGCAGGCATTGTTAAGCGATTTGCCTCAGACGTTCCTGATAATGAGTTTAAGATGCAGTTCAGGAACTATGTTAGGAAAAAGGTCAGGAAGTGGCTTACCCCCCTCAGTTCAGAGAAGTATGATCTGGAGGATTGGTTGGCTGACACTGACTATACGGAGAGCCGAAAGAATGAGCTCCGTAAAGCTTGGCAAGAACTGCCTCAGATGACCAAAAAGAAGATCATGGTTGTCAAGATGTTTATGAAAGATGAGTTCTATGATGAGGTTAAGCATGCGAGGCTGATCAATTCAAGATCAGACTATTTTAAGGTCATGGTTGGCCCAATGTTTAAACGCATAGAACGGGAGCTGTTCAAGCTGCCTTATTTCATTAAGAAAATACCCGTAGACCAGCGTAGCAAGTATATTCATGACTTGCTTTGGGTGCCTGGTGGTATTTATTATTCATCTGACTATAAAGCCTATGAGACCCACTTCAAAGCTGATGTCATGGATGTCTGCGAATTCGAGTTGTACAAATGGATGGTTCCGTTTGACATCGAAGGGGCAGAATTTCTGAATGACATTGAGGGTCTTAAAGGCACTAATTATTGCGTCAACAGATTCATTAGTGTTCTAATAGAAGCCACACGTATGTCTGGCGAGATGAACACTTCACTTGGTAATGGGTTCGCAAACTTGATGTTTATGAAGTTTGTGTGCCACATTCAAAAGATCAAGTGCAAAGGAGTCGTTGAAGGTGATGATGGTCTTTTTAGGTTGTCAAAGCAGATAGATGTGACAATGTTCCCTCGTATGGGGTTGAACATTGAGATTAATGAGCATCGTGTCTTGAATGAGGCTAGTTTCTGCGGTATTATACATCCTGAAGAAACTTTTGAACAAGTGACTGACCCAGTGCGCGTCATGTGTCGATTTGGTTGGTCGTCGTCACTTTATGTTCGGAGTAGTCCTCGTAAGTTGCGTGATTTAGCTGTGGCAAAAGCGTTGTCGTACGCATATCAGTTTCCGCAACTACCAATTGTTAGGCCTTGGTGCAATAAGATTTTGGAACTTTGCGATTTCAATGTGGCGCGTATAATGTCGTTAACCCGCCACTTTGAAGAACATAAGGCCATGATCTTGCGTCAAGCTGTTGCAGCATATACTCAAACTGTTGTTGTGCTGCCTGATGGGAATGAATACAAGCCCGGTAAGATACCGGCATTCAACCCGTCTATTTATTGCCGAGAGTTGGTTGAGAGGAGATTTGGAATTGAGATGTCTACTCAAAAGCTCATTGAGAACAAGATTAATTCCATGACCTGT